TATGGACATATCTCGGAAAATTTAATCGTGATTTAATAAAACAGGGCAAAGGTAAGAACAATGAACTACAAAGGAATCCCTTATCTTCAGCAAAAGTTAATGATGAAAAGGCTCAGAACACAGCTGCGGTATGCCTATTACGACATGAAAAATATCACGTTCGACTTTGGCATATCGTCTCCCCCGGAGCTTCGCTTGTGGAACAGCGTGGTGGGATGGTGTGCAAAGGGTGTGGACTCCCTGGCAGACCGTTTGAGCTTCCGTAACTTCAAGGATGATGTGTTCGGACTTGATGAGATATACGACATGAACAACCGGGACATCCTGATCGACTCAGCGATCAAGGGTGCGCTCATCAATTCGTGTGATTTTATCTATATCAGCGAAGACGAGACAGGATTCCCAAGGCTTCAGGTGATAGATGGCGGCAATGCGACTGGTATCATTGAACCGACAACGAACCTTCTGAATGAGGGATATGCAGTTCTTGAGCGTGACGAGTTCGGGAATGTGCTGAAAGAGGCTTATTTCACCTATGAGTACACGGCATACTACGAGAACGGCAAGCTGATAGACACAAGAGCAAATAAAGCGTCTTATCCGTTGCTCGTGCCGATCATCTTCAAGCCGGATTCAAAAAGGGAGTTCGGACGTTCGAGGATATCAAGAGCCTGCATGAGCTATACCGGGAGCGCACTCCGAACGATTAAGCGGTCAGAGATATCTGCAGAGTTCTATTCGTTCCCCCAGAAGTGGGTGACAGGTGCTGACCCTTCGGCAGAAATCATGGACAAGTGGATGGCGGCGATGTCATCAATGCTCAAGTTCACGGTCAACCAGGATGGGCAGGATCATGTGAAGGTGGGACAGTTCACACAGCAGAGCATGACACCGCATATTGAACAGCTCAAGATGTTCGCATCGCTCTTTGCTGGCGAGACAGGACTCACGCTTGATGACCTGGGCTTTCCCCAGAGCAATCCGTCAAGCTATGAAGCGATAAAGGCATCACATGAAAATCTGAGGCTGACCGCAAAGAAGGCACAGACCACCTTCGGAGTAGGATTGAAAAATGCCGGATATCTGGCGGCGTGCATCAGAGACAACGTGAAATATTCGAGGTCACAGCTTTATCGAACAGCACCTGTGTGGATGCCTGCATTCCCTGCAGATGTATCGATGCTTGGAGGCATAGGTGATGCTATCGGCAAAATCGAGATGGCAATTCCCGGATACATTGACCAGGACAAACTGTACGAACTTACAGGCATTTAGCCAAGTGGCTTTATGCAGCATAACACGATAGCGCAGTCGTGAGGAGTCGATTCCACCTCGACTCCTTTTTTATGCTGAATATAACGGTGGGGAACAGGAGTGGATATGGCAACAGACATTGTGCCGGAGCTTAACGAGGCTATCCAGTCAACATTCCAGACAAGGATGGTTTCGGATAAGCGGATAATGAGGATCAGCAGGCGCATCAGGGATGGAACAGCAACACTTGTGGATGTGCACAGATACTCGCAATACACTGGCGAGAATTTGTCGAAGGCATTACTGCAGAACTTAAGAGCGGACACCCTTCCGGGTGGGACATTGTACTACAACATCGCAAATCGAACGGTAACACCAGCCCTGCGGAACAATTACAAACTCGTAAATGAGATATCAAAGCAGGTTCAAGCAATTGCCGACAAGGTGACGGAAATCGGGATCACGGCTGTGGTAGCAGATTTCCCGGAAGAACGCATCAAGGGTCTGATTGACAAGATGACCTCTTACGACAACCTTGAGGAGTCTCTGGCATGGCTGAAAGAGCCGATTGTTAACAACACAGAGGCTTTTTTTGATGATTATGTTCAGAGCAATGCAGCTTTTCGGCGAGATGTGGGACTGGAGACAGTCATTACAAGGACGGCAGAGCCGAACTGTTGCGAATGGTGCGCAAATCTCGAGGGCGAGTGGTACTACGGAGAAGAACCCAAAGAGATATACCAGCGTCATGAGTTCTGTCGATGTGATGTGACCTACAAGTCCAAAAGGGGCTACAACCAGAACGTGTGGTCAAAGGAAATATGGAAGCCTTCTGCTGAAGAGCTGAAAGCTCGAAGAGAGTCACAGATGCCTACCATGAGCGCATCAGAGCGTCAGGCATTAATCAATCAGACAATACGGAGGTGAAAGCATGGAGAGACTCGGAAGAGAGACTCCTACTTTTACCAATGTTGAGTATAAAAAAACAAAAGGCAATGAAGCGATAAAGCTGTACAAAGCTACCGGGCAAGCCTTGATGAAGTGGCAGGAGCGACAGATCAAGGCGATCATGGCAGTTCAGCCGGACGGACTATGGCAGTACATGAAGTACGGCATCAGTCTTTCAAGGCGAAACGGCAAAGGCGAGGTGCTGGCAGCAAGGGAGTTTGACGGAATCGTCAATCTTGGTGAAAAGATATGCCATACCGCTCACCGAACAACCACATCGCATGATGCTTTCAACCGCTTGTACACTCTGCTGAAAAAGGCAGGATATGCAGAGCATTCCCGAAAGAAAAAGGAAATGCCGGAAAAGTCCTTTTTTGCTTCCAAACAATACGGACTTGAACATATCGAGATAAGTGGTGGCGGAATAATCGACTTCAGGACAAGGACAGACAATGGCGGACTTGGTGAAGGGTTCGACCTGCTGATCATAGACGAGGCGCAGGAATACACCTCGAAACAGGAATCAGCCCTGTCCTATACAGTCAGCGCTTCCCCGAATCCCCAGATCATCATGGTCGGGACACCGCCAACAGCGACAAGCAACGGCGATGTTTTCAGAAGGGTTCGGAAAGGCATCCGGCAGGGGACGGCTCCTGAAGAGGTTGGATGGGCTGAATGGGCAATTGAGAACCGCACCGAAGATGTCAGCAATGTTGACCTGTGGTATGAGTACAATCCCTCCCTCGGGCAAATCCTCAAAGAGAGGAACATCCGGGCGGAGCTTTCAAACGGCATTGACGATTTCAACATCCAGCGTCTGGGATTGTGGCTCGAATACAGTCAAAAATCGGTTATATCCGAGGCTGAATGGACGGCTCTCAAAGTCGATAAGATGCCGAAGCTCCAGGAAAAGAGATACCTTGGTATCAAGTATGGCATTGATGGGCGCAATGTGGCGGTCTCAATCGCTGCAAAGACAACAGATGGCAAGATCTTCGTTGAGACCATAGACTGCCGCCCGATAAGGGAAGGCAATGGCTGGATATTCGACTTTTTGCATAATCCCAAGGTCGCAAAGGTGGCAATTGATGGTGCGAACGGTCAGAACATTCTGGCTAATGCGATGAAGGAGTACAGCTTCCAGAAGCCAATACTTCCATCGGTCAAGGAGATCATTACGGCGAACGCCATGTGGGATCAGGGAATCGCCCTCCGTCAGATATGTCACAGAGGACAGCCGACACTGACCAAGGTGGTCTCCAACTGCGACAAGCGTGCAATCGGATCACAGGGCGGATACGGCTTCAAATCGCTGTCGGAAGTTTATGACATCGTGGTCATGGATTCCGCAATCCTTGCCTTTTGGCTGGCATCCACAGCAAAGGATGCAACACCACAACAGATTCAGTATTAAGAGACACCCTTCGGGGTGTTTTTTGATAAACCTATGTTAACTCACAGTAAAAGAGGAGATTTAAAAATGGCAGATTTCAAAGCAATCGAAACACAGGAAGAGTTCGACAAGATGATTCAGAAAAGGCTTGAGCAGAAGGAACGTGAAGTTTCTGAACGCTTCAAGGATTATCTTTCCCCGGAAGAGGTGGCGAAGATCAAGAGCGAATATGATGGAAAAATCAAAAGCGCAAATGAATCGCTGAAGGCTGAAAGGGATAAATCAATCGAACATTCCAAGATAGTAGCAGAGCTTGAATCAAGAGCAAAGACGGCAGAGACAAGATACCTCAAGGGCAAGATTGCCAATGAGAAAGGCATTCCTTATGCGCTCGCTGATCGTCTGATCGGAGACACAGAGGAAGAGCTTCTCAAGGACGCTGAGAGCGTCTCGGCATTGCTCGCTCCCAGGAACGCACCGCCTTTGTTTACAAACGAAACCAATCACGGACTGCCCGGGACACCGAATGCCACAGATGCGGCTTTCGCACAGCTTTTGTCCGGGCTGACACAACAGAGTTAAAAAGGAGAATTTAATTATGGGTTCAACACTTTCAAAGAGTACACTTTTCCCGGTACAGCTTTCCAATGAAATGATCAGCCTTGTAAGAGGCAAGTCTTCACTTGCAAGACTTTCCGCTTCCGAGCCTATTCCCTTTAACGGAGTAGAAATGTTTACGTTCAACTTTGACAACGAGGTAAACCTTGTTGGCGAGAATGGCGCAAAAGCAAATGGCGGCGGTTCAATCGAGCCTGTAACCATGTCACCTGTCAAGGTTGAGTATGGCATGAGGATCTCTGACGAGTTCAGGTTCGCAGCCGAAGAAGTTAGGCTTCAGTACCTTCGTGCATTTGCAGAAGGGTTTGCAAAGAAGGTCGCTCGTGGTCTTGACATCATGGCTTTCCATGGTGTTAATCCTCGTACGGGCAGCACTGCTGCAGTCCTTACCAACAAGAACTTTGACGATCTTGTAACAAATGAAGTTCCTTATGTTGCAGCAACACCCGATGCCAATGTTGACGCTGCAATCGCACTTGTTGAGGCAGGCGAGCATGAGGTAACAGGTATGGCAATGGCTCCGGCATTCAAGAGCGCACTTGCCAACATGAAAGCAGGAAGCACATCAAATCAGCCTCTGTTCCCCGAGCTTGGATGGGGTTCAACTGCTGGCTCTCTTCGTGGTCTCCCTGTTGACACTAATAGCACTGTTAGCGCTAACAGCAACAACGACCGTGCAATTGTCGGCAACTTTGCTGATTATTTCAGATGGGGATATTCCAGAAATATCGCCGTTGAGATGATCGAGTACGGCAATCCCGACAATAGCGATGATGGCGACCTTAAGGGACATAACCAGGTATACCTTCGTGGTGAGGCATACGTTGGCTGGGGTATCCTTGTACCTGCTGCCTTCGCAAGGATCGAGGCGCAGTAATTGATTTACCGCAACATTAAGACCGGGATTGAGTTCTCGACCATGTGTGCAATCAAATCGGATGACTGCGTAGAGGTGAAAGCCCCTGCGCAGGTGTCCGACACCACGGAAGCACCGAAGGTTGAGAAGAAAGTCCCGACACCTAAAGGGAAAAAGAAATGAGTGAAGCATTCGCAACAGTAGATGACGTTCAGACATTATGGCGACCTTTGACAGCTGAAGAACAGACGAGAGCAGGCGCACTGCTGCCGTTGCTTTCTGATGCCCTGCGTGGCGAAGCTCAAAGGGTGGAAAAAGACCTTGACGCAATGGCTGCAGCCGATAGCACTTATGAGAGCTTGCTCAAGTTAGTGACTGTCGACATCGTAGGCAGAGTGCTGAGGCAGACCACCACAGGCGATGCAATGACGCAGGAGAGTCAGGCAGCAGGCGGTTATTCGTGGTCGGGGACTTATGCAGTCCCGGGCGGTGGGATAGCAAACGCCATCCTGCGCTCGGATCTGAAAAGGCTCGGGCTGTTGAATCAGCAGATAGGGAGTGTGCAGTTATGGCAAGGATCAAGGGCGAACGAATAAGTCTGAAGGTTAAGACCCAGACAGGCGAGGATTCCCTCGGGATGCCAACCTATTCGGAAGAGTGGATTGATGTGGACAATGTCTTGGTGTGTAAACCGACATCAAGCGACATTGAGAACGCTCTGACGCACAAGGGCGCAAAGATAGTCTACTCTCTTTGCATTCCCAAAGGCGATACGAATGAATGGTTCGATACAGAGGTCAGTCTTCCCGGCAGGGGAGTGTTCAGAACGGTCGGAGATGTAATGGAGTATACAGAAGCGAACATTCCGCTTGCACTCGACTGGAATAGGCAGGTGAACCTTGAGCAGATCGAAGGGTAGATTTGAGCTTAATCGGGCAGGCATCAAGGCGATTCTTCAGTCGCAGGAATGCCAGGACATAGCAAGACAAGAGGCGGCAAAGCGTGGCGAGGTGACGGATGAGTACATCGGCACGCAGAGAGCATGGGCGAGAGGTACAGAGGATGATAGAGACAAAGATTAGGGAATACTTATTGTCTAACGTGTATACGGCAATATATCTGGAGACCCCGAAGACCATGCCGGATGAATGCATCATCTTCCGCATAATCGACAGGAGCTGGTCGAACCTTATCGACACGGTAACGGTTGAAATCAACAGCTATGGAAAGAGCAAGGAAGCGGCAATGGAGCTTGATGCAAGCGTCCGCAGGGCGATGAATGCTTTCTCATACGAGGACGACATCTCGGCATCGAAACTGTCTGGCGGAAACGATGCGAACGACACAACACTCAAAAGATACAGATACAGGTGTTTTTACAACATAACC